CACCCGCCCACGGCCATCTCCATCCCGTCAATCTTCTCCTGGAGAATAAATCCGTCTTCTTTGGCCGATTTGACGTATTTCGGGACTGTTTTCCAGCGCTGAAGCATGTAGACCAGATCCGCCGCCGAGTTCGCAACATAGGACATTGCCCGCTCGCCGTCACCGGACGGCTTGGAGACAAACGCTTTACCCTGCTTTTTTACGTAGGCGATAGCTGAGTCGTAATCGTGGAACGTCTTGCCGTCGATGCACGGCATGCCGCACTCTTCCATAATCTTCTGGCCGACCTCGCGGTCGAGTTCCCATTCGACGGCATCTAGATTGCAACCGAAGATCGGATAGCCGATGCGCCGGAAGGGCTCCAGCAGGTCGAGATAATGCGTGTTGTCGGGCGTGTAGATGAGATCCGCCCACCCGATCCACTTCTTGCGAAGATCGTTGAAATCGCGGATCTTGGTGACGAACCCCTCGCCCGCGTGGCGGTCTGTACCGTCGGGGCGCGGTTTGTCGTACCAGCGCACTTCATGCCCTTGCATCTGCCAGCGCATGCACAGGTCAAGCGCGTTGGAACCGACGTCAATCACCAAAATTCGTAGCTTTGTCATTTTGCATCTGCTATAGTGGTCGTAACAACCTGGGAGATCACCATGAAACTCGTACTCGCTTTACTGCTTTGCGTTCCGGCTTTCGCGCACGCGTGGGGCGTGGCCGGCATGCAGTACATGTACCAGCCGCCGCAAACGCAGCAACAACCCCCGCAGCCTTCGTACAGCGAACAGTATAACGCTGGCTACATGGACGCCTACCAGAATGCGCACGGTTACCAGTCAAGTACGGGTCAGGGTAACGCCTACTCGGAAGGGTACCGCGCAGCGTGGAAAGCGGAGCATCGCCAATGAACCTGAACCCGTGGCTGGATATCATTGCGGCGGTGATGCTAATTGTGTGCTGGTGGATGTCGGGTTCGTCGGACCACCACGACCATCGCTAGGCTGTCCGAACTGCGCGCGCAATGCGCCTACCGCCGCTTGCTGCGCCTTACCGCTCGTTGCGGCGTACGCCTTGCGAAGCAGATCACGCCCTTGCTGCGTCAGCAATGCTTTCGACGCAACGTAAGGCGTTACGACTGCGCTAACTGCCGCCAAAGGGTGCGAGATGGCGAGCGCCGGCAGGCTGGCAAGGTGGGCGACTCCCGTTGTTTTGGACGTGTTCACGCCTGTCTTATCACCCGCGCGCGCCATAGTGTCCGTGACGTCCTTGATGTCTTTTATCTCTTTGTTCGTGAATCCCATTTCAGCCAGCTTGGGCTGCACTTTGTCGATTTCCTTGCGGAACTTCGCAAAGGAGATCGGTGGTGCGCCGGGCACGTCGTTCTTTGCGGCCTCCAGGCCGTTTCGCAAAACGAAAGACTTCACGTCCTGAAGTGTTTGCGGATCGTGTTGCTGGAGAATCGAGGTGACCGACTTGGCTTCGCTCGGATTCATGTTCAGATACCGCTTCGCGATCAGTTCAGGCGCCTTGGTGGACGCCGTTGCGCCTGTGAATGCCGCGTCCGTCACGTCTTCGCCTAGCAGTTTGCCGAGCGCGGATTTCTTGATGAAATCAATGGATTGCGAAGCCTTCGCGTAGTTCGCGTTAGCTTTCGCCAAAGCCTGCGCGATAGGAGTATTACCACTGGACGCGTCTACAAAATCTTTGTTGATGGCCGCGAACAGGCGCTTCGCGTACACCTGATTGGCGTTCTGATCGATGTCGGAAAACACATTGCCCGTGCGGCGCGAGGCTTTCCCCCATGCGCTCCGGGTCTTCATGGCGTCGTCTACCGTGGCCGTGCCTTGCTTTGCCAGCAGATCTTTCGCCTGCTGAGCCTGCTTGACGATCTTCGGCGCGTCACCAGTAGGAACGTTTTTGTTTTCCGCGATGATCTTGTCGAGTGTGTCGAGCGTGTTTTTGTAGCCGATTACCGGCTTGCCCGCCGCCAGGGAGCGCACCGCGCCATAGTCAGTGGAAGCCTGCGAACTGCGCAACTTGTCGATGTTCTCGACAGTGTTTTTGTACGAACTGCGCAGCTGGTTGCCGATTGCTTCCGGGTCTGCCGTGGCTCGCCCCATCGCGCTTGCGAGATCATCTACGCGCTTTGCGCCGGCTGTCACCTGCGCCAGTTCGTCGGCGTGCGCCGTGCCGGCGGACGGGAACAGATCACGCAGCGTGTTCTCAGTGAAGGTAAGCGCCTTGCTTCCGGTCTCCTGCCCAAGCGTAAGCGGAATACCGGAAGCCTGCGACGCGCGCGTCGCTTCCGAAGGGGGTTTAGGGATACCGCGCGCCGCGCCGGCCATACCGCCAGCCGCACCACCGATAAGCGAACCTGCGATCTGCCCCGGCGTGCCGCCAATCTCGCGCCCTGCTTCACCGCCCAATCCACCGCCCACGGCTGCGCCTACGCGCGACAGTGCAGAAGCCCCGCCGCCCGGAATGGCAGCGGAAGGCAGCGCCTGCAAAGCGGCTGCGCCATACCGCTGCGCCGTGGTTCGCGGTTCCGCTGACTGCGTGATGACGCCGTGCTGTCGCAATAGGTCTTCGATATGCTCGGTGCTTCCAATCATCGGAGAATCGGAACGCTTTTCAGCCGGCGCCTTGATGAGTTTGGCGAACTTCTCTGCGCCGGGGCCTTCCGTCGCTGCCTTCAACTGGCTTCCGATAGCAGCAGGGATGCCTGCGACTTGCGCGGCGCCTTTCGCCAGATTGCCGCCAACGAAGCCCGCCATGCTTTGCGGGGGTTGTTCGGGCGTTGCCGGTTCCGCCTGTTGCTTGTACTTCTCCCACGGCGCGACAGGTGCGCCGCTTTCCGGCGTGGCCTGCGCTGCGTACTTTTCCCAAGGGTTCATTGCGCACGCTCCCAACTGGACGGAGAAGCCGGGTCACCGCCTTTGAAGCGGTAACCACTTTCCACGGTTCCGACTGCCGGACCGCCGGTGCCGGGCTCAGTAGGCTCTGCGCGTCCGCTGATCCGCGCCTTCTGGCGCGCCATCACTTCAGTAGGCGCCTTCTGTGCTGCCGCCATTTCCTTTTCCATCACATTCAGCACCGCATTCAACTGATCCGGCGTACTGGCCGTGGACAGCAGTTCGCGCGCGTGCTCCTTGTCGGCCACGGTCGGAACGCCTGTCGGGCTGATCGCGCGAGCATAGGCGTTGATCGACGTGTTAATGGCCGTGCCGAGGGCCACAACGCGCGGATCGCCTGAATTCGTCTGCGCGGCCTGCAATGCGCGGTTGACTGGCACAAACTCCGTGCGCGGCAGTGCGGCAGACGCCTGACGAACCAGCGGGAAGGTGTTCTTAGCTTCTGATACCGCCATGCCGATATTCGCGGCGCGCGTGGCGCCCGTACGTGCCGCCGCCTTCTCGCCCTGGAATCCAGCGTTGGCTGCTGCGATGTCGGCGCCTGTCTCGCCTGCTTCGCGCGTCTGCTTCATGACTTCGCGTCGCAAGGCTATGATGTTCTTCGCGCCCTGCGCTCCGCGACCAAGGTTCTGGTAGACGGACGTGTCCCCCTGTCGGGCCTGTTCCGCGAGAAACTTCAGGTCGTCCGGTGAGAACTTCGCGTCATCGCCATTGCTCAGTGCAACCTGCTGTTTCCGAAGCGCGATTGACTCACCGCGCAGCGCTGCGGACTCCCGCGCAGCGTCTGCGCGCTGCTGGATACTCAGGCGCCGGTCTTCCGAGGCCTGCTGCGCCGCTTCGCGCCGCTGGTCCAGTGCGTCGTGCCGATCCTGGACCGCCTGCAATTTCAACTCATTGTTGAACTGCCGTTGCAGTTGCGCGGCCTGCGCTTTCGATGCCGAATCGAGAACCGGCGTCAATTGCGCGAGTCCGGCCATCAGGTCCGCGCCTGACAGGCCCTGATCCTGAAGCACCTTCACCGCGCCTTGAAGCGTCAGCGGTCCCCCTCCCTGTTGGGGAGCGGTTGCCGCAGCCTGTGCCGGCGGCGCGGGAATCGCGCCTTGCGGAGCCATCGACTGCGGCGGCGTGGTCGGCATCGGACGGAAAGGCGGGATCGGTTGTTGCTGCGCGCCTTGCGGAACACCGCCAGGGGGCAACGGAGGCTGCACGCCACCCGGCGCCGGACCCTGACCGGGAAGCGGAGCCGCGCCTTGCGGTTGTTGCATAGGCTGCGACGCCTGCCCCGGTGCGGGAGGCTGCGGAGGGGGCGGCATTTGCCCTTGCGGTTGCGCGGCCACCTGTCCGCCTGCCAGCAGTTGCGGCAAGGCGTTACCCGCAGCGGTCTGCGCAGCCTGCGCGCGCTGTCTGTCCTGCTGGGCTTGCTGGAACTGCAACATTTGCTGCTGCTGTTGCTGTTTCGCAAAGTCCTGTTGCTGAAGCTGCTGCTGGTACTGGAGGAAGTACGGCAGCGCGCCCACGTTAAACCCTGCCATGATCGCTCCTTACATGGTGAAGCCGTAGCTGTTCCCGCCGCCGGAGTAGTACGGGCTGGACGTGAACGCGCCGCTGAAGTCGCCACCGCCGAAAGAACCCGTCGTACCGCCAAACAGGTTGCCGAAACTGCCGGCGTTCTGGTACGCGTTGCCGAGGCCTTGAACAGCCTGCCCCGCCAGCGCGCCCGCTGCGCCCGCGCCTTGTTGCTGCGCCTGATAGGGGACCGCTTGCGCACCAATACCGGCGTTCATGTACGGAATCGCCTGTTGCTGGAACCCCTGCGCCGGTCCGTAAGTCGTGTTTTGCAGATAGTTGCCGTAGTTCTGGCCGATCTGTGCCGGCGCGCCGCCAAGCTCTTGCCCCACCTGATACGGCAACTGACCGCTCTGCAAGGTGTACCCGGCGCCTGCCGCGCCGAGCGCGCCGCCCTGCGCCGCTGCCTGCCCCGCCTGCCCGATGGCGGACCCGTAGCCCTGAAGACCGGACAACTGGCGTTGCAGCTGCTGGTTCTGCCAATCGATGTTGAAATTGCCAAGCGCCTGATTCGCGACGCCTGCGCCGGCAGCACTGGACCCCAGCCCGTACATGCTGTTCGTGGCCCCCGTCTGGTCCTGCAACTGCTGGACGGTGCGGTTGTATAGCGCGTTCTGCGGATCGAATGCCGTGTTGTAAACCTGCTGCCCGGCGTTAATCAGTCCCTGCTGCTGCCCGAACTGAAGGTTCGAAGCGTTCGTCAGGTTGTTACCGAGGCTGCCGTATTGCTGGCCCGCGACGTTCGCCGCATTCTGGTAGGGGCTACCGTACTTGTTGTAGGCGTCCAGTTGCGCGGCCAGCGACTGCTGACCGTAGTCCTGCAACTGCTGTTGCGAACCGCTGAACACGTTGTAGTTCTGGTTTTGCAGGTTCTGCCATTGCTGGTCGGCGCCTTGCAAACCGGTAGGCACATAGTATGAACCTGAACCGCCGCTCCCGCCTGAAGGCGATGGGGCCAGGGCGGCGGACACTCCCGCACCAACTGCTGCTGCTGCGACTCCCCATGGCATGATGTCACTCCTTATCGATGTCCGGGTCCGCTATCGCTTCCGAGTGAATGCAGAGCCAGGTAATATCTGTTAGCGCCTGAATCGTATGCTTCTTTCCGGCCTTGATTTCCAGCATGCAGGGCCCGTGCAGGACCTGCAGTTCGCCATCTATGTCTACGGTCGCGTGACCCGCGCCGAGATAGCTCAAGTGGTCGTAGTCGTGCACGTGCTTCTCGACCACCTGGCCGGTCCGCAACGTCTGTTCGCGCGCGTACACCCCGCCGGCTGAAAAGTGATGCTTAATCATCGCTCGCACCGCAGGCAGATAATCAGCGTGATCCGGTCATCCGGACCGTCGTTCGTGACTTCGTGCTCTTTCAGGTTATCGAAGTACCAGACTTCGCCTGGCGCCATCGCAACCCGCTCTTCTTCCACGCGGTTCACGCATTGCGGATTGGACTGTAAAACCACGTACAGCTTGGTATTGTAATACTTCGCGTGCCAGCCGTCGTCCGCGTGCGGTTCGATGCGCCCGCCTGGTGGGATGCGGGTAATCATTACCCCGCCAATGCGGACCGCGCGCACGCGGTGCGCGAGATCGAACACCACCTGGTGGAGCGACGGCAGCGCGAACCATTCCGGGTAGAATTTGGCGTCGTGCTCATCGTTGAACTTCGAGTAGTCGCCCGATTCCTTGAACGGCTTTTCGTCGTTGTACCGAAGCCAGATATCGTCCATTGCCGCGTGCGGAGTCTCCGGCGCGGTCTTCCTTACCGTGTGCCGGTTCCACAGTTTCGGCTGGCGCGCGATTTCCAGAAGCATGGGCGCCGTGTCGATACCCGCTGCGATCTTTACAAGGTTCCTCATTTGCTGACGCCCTTTACGCGTTCGAATGTGTGCAGACCGCCAAGCCCTAACATACCCATGAGAACCGGCATCATCTCCGACAGGTCAGCGGGGCTCAACGTGATCGGGTGGCCGGCGAGCGTCAATCCGAGCTTCGCGATAGGCAGGCCCATCCAGTTCCATACGCAGGCCATGCCACACGCCCAGCCGATGAACGGGCGCCAGCCTGCTACGAACGTGCTTTCGTTCGATGCTTCAGCCTGATTGATCGCCATCTGCCCTTGAACCATCGTCAGGACAGCGGCCAATTGCTGCTGTTCCTGCTGCGACTTGTCCGGCCAGATGCGGGAAACAATAGTGCTTGCGAAGTCCAGTCCAGCCGTGATCGGATCTAGTGCCATGATTCGCTCCAGTAGCCGTCACCGACGCCAAGCGCGGTGCAGCACATCTTCCACAGGTTCACGCGGTCGTCATACCCGTTCAGCCCGCCGTTGATGACTTTCGTAATACCTTCGAAGTCCATCAGTTCGGCGCAGACGTTCAGACCGTGCGTATTCCAGAACCACGCAGCCGACTGCGCAGCGTTGCCGGGTTGTTCAAGCAACTCCGGATGGTCCGTCAACGGCAGAACGAGCGCATCGCTCGCGCGCTGGTAGTTCGCGCGGCCCGTGACCTGAATCAGCCCCCGGCCCCGGAACTTGAACCCGTCGCCCTTCTCGGTGTTGCCGAGGTCCGCGCGGCCTTCGTATCGCTCCTGCGCGGGCGTGGGGCCCCACAGTTCTCTTACGTAGACCAGTCGCCCGGATTCGTGACCGATCTGCGCGAGGAACGCAGCCTGGCGCTTAGGCGAATCGATCGCATAAAGCGCCATTGCCGCAGACAGCGGATCAGCCCACGTTTGCGCGCGAGCGAGAGGAATCCCAATGCAAGCGGCCAGTTCTTCTGGAATCACAGTTTGCCCGTCGCCGTCAGGATCTCCGTCACCTTGTCAGGTGTCGCCTTCGCGCCGTCGTCTACGATAGCTGTGATCTGCGACGTAAGCGTCGTCATTTGCTGCGCGCGCGTCTGGATACCAACGAGATTTTCCAGTTTCGTTGCTACGCTATCCGCGCTAGAGATTACCGCGTTGTAATCTGCTTCGATCTGATCCCAAAACGACATGATAAGACTCCTATTTAAAGAACTTTCCGAAACCGCCAGCTGCGCCGTAGGCGGCAAGCCAGAGTATGAGGTAGAAACACGCCTTCCACACCAGGGAGAGAACGCCCTTCCCGATATTAAGCTGAAAGCGCTGCGCAGCCCGTCTTTCCAGTTCATCGACTATCGCCTTGACATCGCCCTCGGTGAGCGTTCTGTTTTCCATTCCCCGGCCCTCTTTCCATGTTATGCGTATTCGTAGACTATGATTAACCCCGGCGCACCATTACCGCCTGCCCTGTCGCTTTGCGACGCACCGTTGAACGCCCCACTTCCGCCGCCGCCGCCAAACCCGATACCGTTATTGCCGACTGTGTTAACGCTGGCTACCGACGCCCCGCCCGCGCTGTACAAGGAATTGCCGCCCTGCCCGGATACCCCGATTAGTCCTGTCGTATAGGCCCACCCAGCGCCGCCTGCCTGCCCTGCCACGTTCAGGATGCTACCTGGAGTGGCTACCGTGCCGCCCGCTCCGGGATTCGTGATAGGCGACGTACCGGAGGGGCCTGTGGTTCCGCCCGCGCCACCGTTGCACACGATCAAACCCTGGAAACCAGTTGTGCCGCCGGTGTTGCCATTGCCGCCTGCCGCGCCTAATCCGCCGGGGCCGATGACGACCGCCCCGCTTACCGGGCTCGCGATCAGTCCACGCGAGTACGCACCCGCGCCGCCACCTGAACCTATCGAGAATTGTCCTACGCCAGTCGTCGGTGCGCCGCCGCCCGCGCCGCCGCCGCCCCACACTTCCACATAGGCGCGCGTCGTGCGCGCGGTAGGCGTGTAGGTTCCGGAAACGAGAAATACCTGCACGTTGATTAGCTGCGTACCGCCGATAACCGCCGTGTTCGCCAGTGCATTCGCGTTCACCTGGTTGACGATGAAATTGAAGTCGCTCATCACCTGGTTAGCGTCCGCGACCGTGCCATTTTGCAACGTAACCGGGAGAGTGCCGATGATCGCCATGATTAGCTGCCCATATTCGTGTATCCGGTGTCCTGATACCGGGCGAAGAAAGACCCGATGGACACACTGTTAGAGGAAGTCGCCATGACATCGAGCGCCATTTTCTGGAACACCAGCGGCGCAGTCCAGGGGATTGTGTACACGTGCGGAATGTTAACGCCTGTACTCCAGACCCCAGTGCCCCACAGGCCAGCGCCCCACAGAAAGCCCGTGGCCGGCGTATTGACGAACGTCGAACCGATCACATTTGTCTGATCGTTGAGCGCCGCAATATTGTAATTTACCGAGGCACCAGACGAAGACAGTTCAAGTGTCGATTCAACGACTTGCACTTCCTGCATATGGCCTGTCTTCGGAAATGAAGACGACGTTAGGTGACTCGTAAGCGGCACCCCGTTGTCTGTGTATGACGTGGTTGCGGTCGGGATCGAATCACTTTTGAACAGCGCGGCGCCGTGCGCAGCACCCGAAATAATGAACGAATCCCCCAACTGTGAAGCGCAGTCGTAGGAGAACGTATGCGGCCCCGTCCATCGGTTGCGCCGGATACCGTACCAGTAATCGTTCGTTGCCGTGGCGCCTCTCACGATGGTCGCCATGTAGATGCGATAGATGTTCCCGGAAAACCCCGCCGCGACGCGCGTAGGCTCCGTCACGTTCTGGAAAGGCTGCTGAAGATCCGCAACCCCGCCCCCTTGACCGGGCGTACTTGACAGAGGGCCTAACGTGCCGAAATAGCTCAGAACGTAAGGAGAATCGACGCCTGCAAAGAAAATCCCGTACGGTGTCTGCACCGCGCTGCGGGGCGACACGCAGCCCGTCGTCAGCGTGATGTAGTTCAGCGCCAGATTGTTTGTCGCCGTGTCGCCTGTGATTTGCCAGATACTGCCGCCCTTGAACGCGACAAGCGCAGCTTGTACGCCTGACGATGTAGTCTGGATAGGAAGACCTGACAGCGTAGTAACCAGTGTGGTGTCACCCACGGTTACGGATTGCGTTGCATTCGTCCGCGTAGTCGGGTTCAGAACGTCACTGAAGAAAAGAATGCTGCCGACCGCGAACCACGCGCGGTTGTTGTAGTTCGCGACAGCGGTAGGTACTGCCGGCAGGGCGTTCGTGGCCGTGTTAGTTGAACTCCATACGGGCGCCGCTGGCGTCGTGATGTCTATCACGCCGAAGAAATTAGTTCCCGTGCCGCTGAACCCGTTGTGGGCAACGATAATCTTTGTGCTTACCACTGCCATGACAGGTGGCGTCCACGGGCCAGTAGTTGACGGGGACAGCGGAGTGTTAGCCGCCGTCACGCCTGATATCGTAATGAAAGAGTTCGTCGCGGTATCGTACGCGAACGGTTCATCGTGGTTCGCATTGCGCGCGGTCGAAACCATGCCGTAAACCACGGTTCCGATGACGATATGCACCGACACGAAAGTCGGCGTCGTGAAACTGCCGAACGACGTTAACGGATTGCCGACTCCCGGTCGGGAAACCACGATTTCCGGGTTCCCCTGGTCAAAAACAAGATTCTGGAGTTGAGAGCACGCGCCGGGGAAGGCGTCTGTTGAGTCGAACGCGTCACAGATCCCTTTTGGCGTGAAGCGTACCGGTTGACCGTTGCGGATTGCCATACGGTCTCCTTAGTCGGTGATTTTTGTCGGTTTTAGACTGCGGTTCGAGTGGAAGCGACGCGGATCGAGGCGTACAGACTTCACAACCTGCTGTTCGTCGCCTTCCATGATGAGATGCACGCGCAGCATGTTCTGGCATTGCTGGAGGAAGCTTTCTCGCCGCGTATCGTCAGTGATGTCCATCAGGCGTGCTGCTGTCGCCTTGATGAGATAGTCCTGATCCGGGAACCACGGGACGACCGTTGAAGTCTCCGGCGCCGTGATATCAGGCTGCTTCACCATGTAGCGGTGCGTCAGCGTGATCTGACCGGATGACTGCGGATAAATGAATAGCGTGCCCGCCGAGTTCTGCGCCAATGCCGTCGTTTCATCTACCAGGATGGTCATAAATTCGTACGGGTAGTTCGCAATCGACGGGTCTTTAAACTCCTGGTCGTACTCTTCCGTACTGATCGGATTCAGGAAGTACGGCAGGTTGTTCTGTTCGAAGAACAGATCGTACGTGCGCAGATAGTTCAACGGCAGCGTGAACGGGCCGAAGTTGTTCGCCTGTACGAGAATGGATTCGGTAACGCGATTGATCTTCAGGTCGCGATGCAACCAGAGATCCTCCAGGGCCATGTTAAGCATCTGGCCGCCGATCTGCGTAAAGCCGGGGCATTTGCAGATCGCACAGGCCAGACTAACAATCTGTTGCGCCTGGAGGTAAGCCATTACGCTGCCTTTTTCACGGACGCAATCTTCGCCTGACCTTCTTCGAGCTTGGACTGAATCTGCTTGATCTGGACCGGCAGGTTGCGCATCGATGCGTCATCCTGGCTCGTGAGCTTGTGCTTTGCCTTCGAGCGCTCCAGAAGGTCAGCATACGCCTTGCGATGGTCTTCCAGCATGCGCTCCAGTGCTTCGACTTCCTTCTGAAGGACGGGCACTTCGAGAATCGCCTGCTGGCGGATCAGGGCTTCCCGGCACGTGTCCATGCGTTCGTTCAGCGACCCCAGCGATTCGGATTCGTAGACGTAACCGCTGATCGACACAGACGCACCGTTAGGCGCGGGGAGGTTGATCTGGAAATTGCCGAGAACTGCGGTCTGTTCGCTCACTTTGGTTCCTCTTATCGACGGCGGTCGCCACCGCGCAGCACGCGGTCTTGAGCCACCTTGTAGGCGTTTTCATTCGCCCCGTTGATGTTATTCTCGTGATCCCATGTGCGGGCCACGATTTCCTTGACACTGCGCAGCACGTCCGTGGTGAATTCGTACGTTGTGCCGTGGACATACTGCTGTCCATTCAGGCGGATATCGATACCCCCGCACGGTGCCAGGTCGATACGATACCACCACATATCCACGCCGTCCGACGTCTTGCGCGAGAAGCGCTCGGTGACGTTGGTCGTGAACATGGACGACTGCGCCTGTGCCGACAGACGGGCGGACTCTTCCTCTGCGATCAGCCGGCCAGCGGTTGATTTTTCCAGTTCGGCTTCCAGGGCCTTGATTCGGGCCTTGAGCTGTTCCGGCGTCTCAACTGCGGACGGCAGATCGTTTTCGAGGTTTTCATCCCCGCCTTCCGGCGGGGTGTTAGGCGTGCGCGGGGGCATTTATGCTCCTGATTACGGGGTTGTCACAGTACCGGCAGTATACCCCGGCGTGAAGGCCGAACCGGCTTCGACGCGCGCGAGGAACGCCTGATTCAGGATGATCG